GTCAACGGATGTGATAGTTAAAACGTCCTCATATTCGGCGCGCAAGCTGGTAATGGTGTACTCAGTAGTGATATTGTCTGTTGCCTCACCACGTACAATGACATCACCCTCTTGCAACGTCCATTTACCGGATTGTGCCAACTGCCATGCTTTCGGCTTCAGGTAATCTTCGCCTCTTGCCATGGGGATGAACACAGTTGCCACGTTGGACGCCAGTACACCGGTTGATCTGCCACTGGTTGCCTTGGTTGCTTGCCACACAACATCACGAATAACGGTGCGCTGATAGGTTTCAACGCGATTGACAAAGTACCGGTTGTAAATGGTGATGTGCCCGTTAGGAATCATCAGTCAAGCCGCCATATTCGCCAGTATTGAATCCGCCAAACATCAGGAACGTATTTTCAAGCCACAAACGCGCGGCGGTTTCGATCTTGGATTGATTAGACTTTGAGCGGTTCGAGTTTGCACCGTAAGATACTGAGTACTGCCCTTGGCTTTCTCCGGTTACACCATCCACATTGGACGCGGATTCTTGCCGTTGGATTTCCTCGGCAATTTCACAGGTAGCCATTTTGATTGCGGTTACATTGTCGGTTTCAGTATTCGCGGTGATGATTGCAGCGGCGCGGTTGAATGTCACGCGGTCAATTTGTGCGGAGGCTCGAAGTGCCAAGCGTGGGAAATCAGCCTCGCCAATAGCGGTGCCGAGAAAAGTACTTGTGTAGTAGGAGTATGTCGCGTATGCGGTCATTGATTTATTCTTGCAAATTTCTGCCAATCGGCACGGGGAATGATTGTTTCAGGCACATACGTTTCAGGTGATATATTAAGAATTTCTATACCATGTAACTTTGCGCCATTCACAAGTTGTTTATATCCTTCAAACCATTCTGGCAAAGGCACGTCATCAACTCCGTTTTCGTCACTGCCCCAAAAATGGGACTTTCCTCGATCTGGTGCGTGTTCCATGCCGATAATCAAGATTTTGGCAGCACCCATATACAAAGCAATCTTTATGGCGACATGAACAATATTGCTAAAAGTCATGTTTTCGATACTGTCTTGCCATAGTTCTTCAGCATCATTTGGTGACCACAAAAAGCCAGGGCGCATTTCAAATTTATAAAATTGATCTGCTTTAGATTGTTCTGCCCAAAACGAAAGCCTATCAGGTATGATTTTGGGAATGTTTGTAAACCGCTCCAAGATGCTTGCACCGAATTCCTGTGCTAAACGAACATCTACAGCCGTGTAATATGTTGGTGTCCAGTCGTTATATAAATGGACTGTATTTAGTCCAATAGACGGGAAATTAAATAGATACGGCGGAGTCAACTTCAAGTTTTCACCATTACATACAATTAGTATGGTTTCACCGGCATGGGCATTCTCGAAGCGGCTTAGATCAAACATTTTTATTAGGCGATCTTGACTTTGCGGAGAACGCCAGCCGAACGAGTTGCTTTCACGGCAACCGCTGCAACCATTTCAACTTCGCCGGTCTTGACAGCGCCCGAGGCTTTCATGTCAGGCAAAAACACTTCGACAAGAGAGCCGCCATCAGGTGAAACACCATGAACGCCATCCAAGCCAATGCGAGTGGCGAAAATGGAAGTGTGCCCAGAGGTTGCGGTAGCTGTTGACGTGGAAATGATGGGGTTGCTTGTGCCAGGCTTATCACCAACGGCAACAACGAGGCTTGAACCCCACTGTAAAACCTCATCACCATAATTTTGCTTACTGGCGAGGTTGATACCGGCGCGGTCCATTACAGACTGAAAAACCGCAAAGGCATCACGATTCATTGCGTACAGAGTCGGGGCGCCGTCCAGTTTCGCGCGCATTTTGCGAAGGTAATCCAAGAAGGATTTCCAATTCGAGTCGATGTTGGCAGAGGTTGAAAGATCAATGGCAGAGCTGGGGGTGATTTCAGTTGAAGAGCCGGTAATGGCATCATTGATACCATCAAACGACAAACTGCCAGTTGCACCGGCGTCGCCATTGAAAAACCAATCAGCAAACAAAGCGCGGGTCGCTTGAACCTTTTGCTGAATCTGGAATTGGATATGATCTACAACCTGTTTTTCGTGATTGATAATCACGCGATCAAGCTGAAAAGAACCACCAAACGGTTTCAGGTTCACGGTGTAGGCGGTGGTTTTGGTTTCCTGCGGGGTGTATTCGCTGTTCAGCGCACGCCCTGCGGCTGTGGGAAGAGTGCTTACGCGGTTGTACACATAAGCCATGGTTTCCCCGCCCTGCGGTTTCACGGTGTTATCAAAAACCATGGAATCGAGGATGGGATCTTTGCGGAATTCGTCAATAACAAACTCAGTGAGTTTGTCTTGCGAAAGGGGTTTGGCTTCAGCCAAAGTAATGGTCATTTCTCAATTTCCTTTATTTTTTAAGTCTGTCCTGAATAGCACCTACAAACGTGACATTTTCAGTAAGACTTTGTGCGCCCGCGCCAGTCACAATCTTCGGTGGAGGCGGTGCATCGCTTTCAAAGAGGTAATCAGCTTCCGTTTTGATTTTTTCGATCTGCGAGGTGAGGCGCTCGGGAATAAACTTTCCAGCGGCATCGCGCAAATCATCACTACTCAGTAACGCTTTGACTGCTTTTGCGTTCTTGACCTTTGCCCCAACTAGAGCGGTGTCAAGTTCGGTTTCAAACTGCATGGTTGCAAGTTTGGTGCCGAAATCCTTTTCAGCCTGTTCGTACTTGGCTTTCCAGTCATTCGCGGCGGCTTGGAGTTCTTCAGGCTTCATCGCCTTGAAACTCTCAATAACCGTGTTGGCTTCGGTCAGTTGTGCCTCTACTGTTTCGAGTTTGGCGATTGCATTGGCAGCGGCGGTCTTGTTGGCTTCGATTGCCCTGCCATTGAGTACCATTACCGCATCAATCGCGGTGTCATCCAAACCCAGTGCTTTCAAATCTTCACGTTTCATGATTACCTTTCACTACGCTTTTTGTAAGTGGTCGCTCCACTTGTGTTTGCCCCCGTCACGGTAGGGCTTGCCGAGAATTTACAAAAAAAATTATAGACAGTCAGGTAATGGGTCGCTAGTCCCATTATTGGTAATACCCCCAAGAATCAAAAAACCGCCTGCATTTCTGCAAGCGGTCTGGGTTGGTACTCAGTAGTTATTCTGTCACCATAATGCAAAACTTCGGTATGGTGATTGTGCCGTCGGCTTTGATGTCATGATACACGCCGCCGATTTTGTTCTTTTGCACCGGCGCAACTTTATAAGCATACGTGGTTTTCATCTGCCATGATGGAAGTATCACACCGTGCATGGTCTTGAATTCCATCCCTTCACGGTACACATGAGTATTGTACGTGGGATCGTGTACGTGCCCTGTGTAAATAATATCCGGCGCACGTCGCTTGTCGTTAAGTGCGTCATAGTAGATATTTTTCAACCAGGACTTCATAGGGTTGCCCTCGTTTGCGCCTTTGCCCCGTGTTGGACCGTGATGCACAAACAACGACAATACGCCGTTGGTGTTTAGCTCCAGAGATTCCCATACAAAGAAATCACCATCCGGCACGGCATTAAGTTCTCTGCCTATGTAGTGTTCTTTTTCGTTGACGTGCGTTTGAGTGCCACGGGTGTAATACAACTCATCACCACGCCGCCAGCCGATTCGCCGTTGAAATTCATTCATCAATTCAATGTGAATGTCTGCTTGTTCGAGTGGTGATTGTGTGCATACATCGCCGCTGTGGTGATGATCCCCGTCAATTGCATCGCCGTTGTGGATTAGTTCGATTTTCTTATCACCGCGCTTTGTGGCAACCTCATCACAAAACTTTTCAAAACATTCGCGGATTTTCTTTTGTCCACTGCGGGGAATGTGACTTGTTTTCTGCCCGTGCCATTCACGACCAAGAAACAAAGCATAGTTACTGCCTGAGTGCATATCTGACATCACCACACGCATGATGTCGCGCGCGGGTTGTTCAGGCGCAACAATAAACATTGGCGCGGGTTTGTCAAAATCTGTGAGAATACTCATTTGATTATTTGCTCCCTTACTGATTGCCTATCTAATCCAGTTTGTTTTATAAAGTCACGCATGGCAGCTTGCCATTCTTTGATTTTCATCGTCTCAAATAATGCCTGTTGTTTCGCGGCTTTCAATGCCGCCTCTTGTCGTTTCCATTCGCGGATTTTTCGTTCAATGCCCCGTTGATACTGAGTAGCCTCATAGAAACTGATTTCCTTGCCGTTGTACATTACCTTTTTACGTGCATACGCATTTAACTCAGCTTTTGAGTATGCCGCCTCACTGATACCCTCAAAGAACGGGAAAAATGAGTGCCGACAATTCCACCCGCCCAATCCCGCGCCGGTGCCGTACCCTGTGACTTCCACAAAGTTTTTATACTTGGGATGCGTGCCGGATCTCGAATAAATGCCGCCTTGCCATGATTCATGGTTTTCTACACCCGTGCCTGTATTGCGCGCTCCCACATGCGCGGATACTTGCACAAGGTCTTGCCCCATTTCATCAGCGCGAATTTCCTGTAATTTTCCAGCGGTTTGAGACACGCCCGTAAGCACGGCGCGGCGCATGGCTACGTCTATCTTGTCACGGTGTCCGCTTGCATAATCCACAACGGTAAGACCTTCAGCCGCCATTTTCTTAACCGCCATGCGTATGGCTTGATCGTATGACATCGCACCCGTGCTAACCTGCAAGTACGCGAGGTCTGCAGCTTTGATAAATGCCTGTTGTGCCTGAATTGCCGTGGTGCGCGTGAGGTTACTCAGTAGTCCTTGGGTCTTTTCAATGCCTGCGGTCAGTGCCCGTAACATCGCCGGTGACAGGTTTAATGGCAATGGATTCAACCCAGCCGCACGATAAATGTCATCGTCAAACCGCATTGACTTAACGCCCGCCGCCTTGAATATTTCTTTTAGGGTCGCTTCGGATTTGCCCGTGAGTTTTGATAATTTTTTCAAAATATCTTTGTACAACGTGCCGGATTCTGACAACCGTTGCACCTGCCATGCAGCCGAGGCAAAATCAAGGTTTTTCAGCCGACGCGCAATATCCTCTATTACGGATGTTTCATAATCCGCAAAGAGGCTCATGATTGGTTCTGTCAGCGCGTCGAATTGATCGGAGGTAAGCATATTATGCAGGTTTGTAAGGCGTCCATGCCGCGCCATTTTTCAACTCATGGCATGATGATTTCAAAATTCGGATTGTGCCGCCTTTAGACAATAAAGGTGAGGCGATTCCAGCCGGTGGCAATTCATGCACGGCATTGGCATTTTTGATCTGCGGGAATCTCGTTGATCCTGTGTACTTACCATACTGAGTACACCAAAACGAAAGCCAAGGGCGTGATACCACGTACTCAATTGACGGTGGGGGCTTCAGTACGTCCAAGGCTTCAACCTCATAGTATTGACCCACAACTCGCAAAACCTTCAGCATCGCGCCGCCGGTGGGAAAGAAAAGCCATTCGTATGGTTTTGGATTGTTCAGGTTGCGTTTGGTCACAACATCGCGCGCGCCTGCTTCTGGGCTTGCGGCTTCGGTAAATGCCCG